AACGAAGAACTTCAGTATTGGCTTGATAAATCGAATCATTTTTTGTAATATATTCTTTCCAACTCTAGTCAAATTTGCTAGTTTTAGCAAAAAGCCTTAATTATGGAAGAAGAAGAAACCAAAGACGGGATGAATTGGGTTTCTACTGGAATCCAATTTATTGTCTTAATTTGGTCTTTGGCGGTCATCAGCTTTTCATATTATGGAAACTCGCCAAGACAAATTGATACCACCTTCGCGGCAGGAATTTTGAGTACGGTTTTAGGAAATTTTGGGCTAAATATCAAAAAAAATGGCGACAAGAAGAAAAACAAGCTTATAGTAGACAATAAAGACTCCAAAGTAGGTATCAAATGAAAAGATTACTTCCTATTTTATTATTGCTTCCATCTGCCGCGTTTGCCGACATGACGTCAACAATTACGTCATCTGTACAAATTGAAGTTATGAGCGCAGCAACCGCAGCCGATAGAGTCGCAAACTCCTATTCGGTTTCTGGTTCAGGTGTTACAACCACAGACGGAACAACAGCGGGCGTTGTTGGTGGGCTAGGCGCAGCGACTAATGGCGTAAATGCGTTTACTACAATTACAGCATCACAAAGCACGTCCGGCGAAAATTTTCAATTCACTCAATCATATTTGGAAGGTGATCTAGTGCCAAATAGCGCCCCGACAACTGGCGCAGTAAGTAATTTTTCAGACCTAACATCAACAGCGGCAGGCGCAATTGGAAGTGGCGCAGCGACTATTGATAATCATGTTATATCAGTTACAGGTGGCGACCCCGGTTCTTCAATAACAGGTCAATATGTAACAACGCTTTCTGTGGATTAATGAAAAATGCGCAAATTTTTATTATTAATTTTATTTTATGCAATACCTAATTATGCGCAGCCAGTTACGCCAAATTTTACAACCGGCACGATGTCATCTACGACAAATACGACCACTTCTATATCAGAATCGATTGTTTCGACAGATTATTTTGGCAATTCCTATGAATATTCAGTTACAGGAACAGGGATTTCTACGGATGGCGGTGTTGCACCAAACACAACAGATGTTTCCGCGACAGTTAATGGTCAACAATATACTTATACGGGATTAGATTTATCGACAGGCAACAAACCAGTATTCACATTAACAAACCCAACAAGCGGCGCGGCATTTCAATATTCGGAATCTTATCGAGGGCCGGGCGGGGTTTCAAATATAACGACCATAACTCGGCAAATAGAAAGCGAATCAGTAGTTACTTCTACGTCTGTCTTCTCTCAATAGCTTTAACGCCTCTAGAAACGCTTGCAAACGCTGTTAGCCAATCAAATAATGGTTCCGTCACTAATATGGCAATTCAATCGCTGACGGGCAATATGACAACTAATCAATTTGGCGGAAATATTGTTTGCCAAGGGGCAACCCTTACGTTTTCGCCATTTGTCACTTTTGGCGCTAATTACAGAAAACCTTTCGATCATTATTATTCAGTTCCATACTACGACCCGACAGATGCCGATGAAGACGGCGTACCTGATAACCCCGGCGATGTCTTATTTGATGAAATATTTTATTCAGGTACAAATAAGGATTCTTTTGCAGTAAATACAGGTTTCAGCTTAAATTTTACAGTTCCGCTTGATAGAAAATTTCAAAATCAATGCTCACAAGCGGCAACAACTCAAGTAAAAATACAACAACAAGTATTAGAGAATAAGCGCCTCGATTGGGCTATCGCAAGGATTAAAGAATGTGGAAAATTAAAACAACAGGGCATTTTAATCGCAAAAAATTCAGAATTTTACAATTTATGCGCCGATATTTATATCGACAAAAAGCCGAATCAAGTAATCCCGCATACACACGAATTAAGGTAGTGGGGGCTGATTATTCAGCCCAAGGGTCATTTATTATTTCTGCAACTTCTGTATAAACATTTTTGTAATTATAGACTTTTTCATATCTAGCAGTTTTTCCTAATGTTTTTTGCATTAAATCAGGTCTACCGCACCACTTAAAGTCTATAGGCTGTTTCCACCCTCTTTCATCTAAGAAAACGACAACGTGTGTATAATCTCTACCTGTTGTTCTGACAACTTGTTTTCCGTTTGGGAATGTTGCTGTTAGTATTCTTGTTTTAGCCATTTTGGTTTGCTTTGTTTGGTACACTTTAATTATAATAGAATTAAATTATATTGTCAACTATCTTTTTCAGGTTTCTTTTTTCTAGTAATTAATTTTTTAATAATTGGCTTTATAGCGTTGAGAATTATGGGCGATGATGCCGCTACAAATCCAATCACGGCTGTTGAAATTATTGTCGATACTTCTGGAATATAGGATTCTTGAAATGGCACAGATTCCCAGATAATAATACATTCATAGTTTTCATTTAATTCAAAGGCTTTTACTTTTTCCAATTTTTTAGAATTGGCATACGAACCAACGCGCAGGGGTTGTTTTGGGTCGGGACAAGGCGGTATTGTTATGATCTCTTTTTCTTTATCTTTTGGTATTTCTGGCGGTTTTGTTTCAGGCGGTTTTGGTGTATTAGCTTTTGTTTGTTCTTTTTCTTCTACAATTGTTAACGCTTCGGGTGTGTATTGCATAGGAATATAAGAAGGCAATTTTCCATTCGGGCAACTATAAAAAGCGCCGTTTGGGTCATCTTCTATTATCTGTGTATTTTTTACAGAACTATCTCGATGCGTTTTTACGCAACCTAGTATGTCAAGTTTTGGCGGGGATATATTTAAAACGTTTGACGTAGGAATATAATAATTTAAATTTATCGTTGAAATATTTGGGATTTTTATTGGTTTTATTTCCAACTATTTCATCGGAATAGGAATAGAACCGCTTGTTCTTTTTGGTATCTGATTATCAAGCATTTTCGGCATCATCTGTTGCACGTTTGCCAATATTTCATTCATAACACGATTTTTTAGTTGTGGAGAAGTAACGTATTTGTAACCAAAGTATGCGCCGCCTAACATTGACGCGCTGATTATAAAACTTAAAATAGATAATATCTGTGAAATACGAGCCATGATTAGAGAAGCATTTTTAAAGGCGTTAGTGCCTGTTACTATTATAACTTTTTGCGGAATCTGTGCATTGGCGCCGTTATATCTAACCCTTGGCGTTATGACAAGACAACTGCACGAAAAAGTTAACTAGATTTATCTGCGATTAATTTTTCTTTCAAAGCATTTTTAATGTCAATATTCCAAACAGCATTACAAATCGCTTGAACTTCAGTTGGTTGTCCTGAAATATCAGTATCGACTAAATTATTTGAAGCATCTAACGTACCAGCTTGCAGTACATATCTTTCAAAAGATCTTGTAAGTTCTTCTCCATCTTTTTTAATAACTGTCGCTTTTCTTACCTGTATATGCTTAAAAGGTGTGACGATCTCTATTTTGTCGTATTCGATTGTTTCTGTAAGTGCCATTAGGATTAATCTCCTATTAAAACAGGTTTAAGCGTATGAGTTTATAGACATAACGAATGGTCTAAGTAATTCAATTATGCATGAACCCTATAACAGCCAGCAAAAATTACTTCATTTGTACCACTACGAGGTGTGATTTGATTTGTTTTAACGGTAACCATAGTATTACCACTTGTATGTTCAAATAATCGTACATAGTTTTGCCCGCCGAATGCGTGTATTATCAAATCATCTACTAACATCCTATATCTACTTCCTACAGCCATAGAAGCAGCGTGTCTAATATTTGATCCATTTGGTAACGATGCAGGGGTAAAAGGTAATCCTGTAATGTAGAGATTATCGTTAGTACCACCACCCTCATTAGAACTAACAGAGCCTTGTATGTAACAAGTTACATGAACAAGGTTTCCTATTTTTGTGTAGTAACCATATTGTCTGTTATGTGCGAAAGTTGTTGATGATTGTTCTAACGCATCAAACTCTGGAGTCCAATTTCCCTCCTCATAATCGTCTAAAAGCTGTCCAGTACTAGCACCAGCCCCACTTTCGTTTTCTGTATTAGAACTAAAATCAATACCATGACCAGAAGTTGAGAAAACTAAATTTCCGTCAGCAATAGTTAAATTTGTCGTTCCGTCTGTCGTGCAGTTATTTAGTTTTGACCCACTTGCTAAAGTGCAAGTTCCATTAGAATTATCAACACTAATTGCCGCCGCACTTGCCGCAACGCCTTTTATACTGTTGACTTTAATTTCACTCATGGTTTTGGATTAGCGTCTTTTACTGCTTTGATGTGGGTAGCCCACGTTCCAGTTGTATCTAGTTTACCCGCAACAATATCCTTATACAACATATCAAGCTGATCTCCTATGGAAGCATAGGTTGTAGAACCATTTGTTGTTCTGTCGGTT